AAACTGTTATCTATAACATTAGAGAAACATTAGACACTTTTATAGATAGTTTCACAATAACAATAAATGATTGGTCGTTATTAGATGATATATCTTTTAAATATATACAGCCGACAACCACAACAACTACTACAACAACATTACCTCCACCTCCTGAACCTGAACCAGAGCCTGAACCTATATTTATTATTCCTCCTGAAGAAGTAAAAGATATACCTATAGAGCTAGATAATGGTGAAATTGTAGAGTATTCACAAAGAGAGATAGATGATGGTACATTAGAGAGGGATCAGCAAAGACAAGATAACTTAGAAATGTACGGAGTGGAGCTAACTGATGAACAACTTGAAAGAGATTATGAACAAGATGAGTTACAAATTATGGAATCAGAAATCGGAGAGGAGTTTTTTGATGATGATATTGTATCTATTGAGTTGGAAGATGAATTTATTGAGGAAGAATATGTTGAGCTTACTGAAAAAGAAGTTGAAGAACTTGAACGAGAGATGGAAAGAGATGTTAAGAAACTTGAATATGAAGAAGATATTGAGTTCTTGGAGTTTGAATCTGAAGAAGATATACAAAAAGATTTGGAAGAAGCACAAGATAAAATAAATGATGATATTGATGATTGGGACACAGAGTTTGAAGAAGTAGAGATAGATGAGTTGGACAAAGAAATACCTAGAGATGACAAAGAGAGAGAAGATGAACTTCAAGATGAAAAGGTTTTTGTTGAGCCAATACAAGAAAATATCAAAGAAGAAGTAGCAGAACTAGAAGAAGTTATAGAAGAAATAATAGTTATTGATATACCAGAGGTTACAGAAGAAGAACTAGAGGAATATACAGAGGAAGAACTAGAGGAATACGAAGATGCAAAAGAAGAAGCCATTGAAGTATATGTGCAAGAACTCGCAACCGAAGAAGTTGTAGAAGTATTAGAAGAAGTTAATGATATAGGTGTACAAAACTTAGATCAGGCAACAGAAGAAGTACAAGAAGTTGTACAGGCTGTTGTTGAGGAAGCTATTGATGATATTGAGATACTTACTGAAGAACAAGTTGAGGTTGTCGCTGAAGTATTACAGGTACAGACTGAAGATGTTGAGATCATTGCAGAAGCAATACAAGAGGATGAAGTTGTTGCAGAAGCCGTAGAAGAATACGTTGAGAGAGCTGTAGAGAATGCAGATGTAGAGAACTACACACTTGCTGATGTTGTTACAGAGGTACAGTTTGAAACATTCTTAGAAAATCCAATAGAAACTTTTGTAGATATAGATTTTGAAGATATAAGTATTGCAAGTATAGGAGATGATATGACAAATGATCAGAAAGAAAAAGCACAAGAGGTAGTAGTTCCTGTAATTTTGACTAGAATAGCAAGTATGGCTGCGTTTATGTTTAGGAAAACGATATGATAAATAAATTATGGTCTTGGTTAGTAGAAGCTATCAAGGAAACACTTAACCTTAGCTGGACTTTAGTAGGTTTAGTTATAGCAACGCTTACTCTTACAGGATCAGCACAACAAGTTACAGGATTAGCAACATTAATTACATTAGGCATATGGTTATTGACTATTGGTTTTAGAAAATAATGTGGTTTGATGATGTTATACTTGATGACATAGATGATGAGATAGATACTCATTGTCGTACATTTATAGCAGACAATGGATATACGAATATAACTATTTGTAACTGTAAATATCCAAGTCATTAGGAGGAAATATGAAACTAACAGTAGTAAGAACACAGTTCGGCACTGATGCAACCAATGGTATTTTATTAATTGATGGTATTTTTGAGTGCTTTACATTAGAAGATCAATACCAAGCAGTAAAAGTTATGCACGAAACTTGCATACCAGAAGGCACATACGATATAGAATTTAGGAAAACAGGTGGCTTTCACGCTAAATATTCAGAGAGATATAAGAATGCACACTATGGTATGTTGCATATACAAGATGTACCTAACTTTACTTACATACTTATACATACAGGTAACACTGATGAACACACATCAGGTTGTTTAATTGTAGGAGAAACACAACAAGATTTAGATAGTTCTAAAGATGGTTTCATTGGATCAAGCACAGTTGCATACAAAAAGATGTACGCAAAGGTAGCTAATCAGTTACTACAAGGCAAGAAAGTATCAATAGAATACACAACTATTGATAAATTACTTGATAAACCTGCTGAACAATCAGATGTATATGAGAAGTTACAAGAAATAAGTGGTGAAATCAAAGTATTAAATGCTAAACTTAGTGGTAGAAACATAACATAATGTTTGAAAGAAAAAACAGAGCAAGAAACCAGGATGGTACATTTAAAAAAGATGTATGGTGGACACCTTGGTCCGATTCGTGGGAGTATAAAATGAGTGATGATCTCAAAGATATGCTGGAAAGAACACTATGGACTTTCGTAGAAGCATTCCTTGGAGCACTTGTAGTAGCACCTTTAGTATCATTAGATGCTAATACACTTGAACTAGCAGCTTTAGCTGGTGGTGGTGCTGCACTAGCAGTGGTCAAGACTTACGCTAAAAAACAAATTACAAAGTAGATTTTGTCATACATCATAGTTAGACTATGAACAACAGAAAGGGCTGCCTATGACACAAGAGTTAGGTAATAACTACTATAAATCAGGTTGGCAACCTTCTATTGAATTTGATGAAAAAACAGGCAAAGGTGATATAACCTATGTCGGCACTGATCCAAACTACAAAGATAAATACGATAGTATATTGCACGGCTTTGGATTTGATCCTAGATATTACAAGATAGATGGTTCTGTCAAAGTATCACAGTGGGAAGGTCAGTTAAAAGGTGGTAAAGTTACCACCTTTTATGCGTTTAAGGGAGTTGTAAAACGTAAGAATCCTGCATTAGATGAATACTTTGATGAGTTATGCAAGATATATTTAAAGAAACCTAAGCTAAAAAACAAGAAATATGGTGGTGATACAGCCTTTATATGGACAATGGCTGACTGGCAACTAGGAAAAGCAGACTATGGAGTAGAAAATACCCTTAAACGCTACGAGGAAGCCCTTATAGAGGGGGTACAACAGATCAAGGCACTGCGTAAGGGAGGAACAGCCATAAATGAGGTATTTTTGCTAGGTTTAGGTGATTTGACAGAGAATTGCGACCAATCTTTCTATTCTTCTATGCCGTTTAACATAGAATTGACACTATCACAGCAATATAAACTAGCAAGACAGATGATTATGCAGACTGTTGATACATTTTTACCATACGCAGACAAGATTACTATGTGTGGGATAGGTGGTAATCACGGAGAGATGACTAGATCAGGCAAAGGACAGGTATTATCAGACAGATTAGACAACTCCGATATGATGCACTTTGAGATATGCAAAGAGATTATGGCACAGAACCCAAGATACAAGAAGGTTACAACAATATTACCTACTGACTATCACCATTTGTTAGAGATAAAAGGTAAAGCAGTAGCTATAACACACGGACATATGACAGGTGGTGGAGCAGGTCCAGAAGGTAAGATAATGAAGTGGTGGCAAGGTCAGATGTTTGGTTGGTTGCCTAGTGGTGCTGCTGAAATATTAATTACAGGACACTATCATCACCCAAGACTACTTAAACAAGGTAAGCGTACTTGGTTTCAGTGTCCAAGCATAGATGCAAGTAAAGACTTTACTGCAAGAACAGGTATGTGGAATGATCCTGGAGTTCTAACTTTTACAATAGATAAGAATGGTTGGAGTAACTACAAGATAGTCTAAGAACTACCATCTAAAGCTATATAATAACACTCATCACACATTGGTCGTTCGCCTACACCTATGTAAGGTTCACTTGTTGTAACTTCAACGTGATTGATTTGCCAACATCTAAATATATAAATCATTCTTCTTCTTGTGGCGTGTTAATTGTTACAGTACCTACAGGTACAATAGCTTTTAACTCTTGTACACCATTAGCGTTAGTAATAATTACAGTCTTAAAGATACCTCTGTTCTCTAGTTCTTGTAATAAAACTACAAGGTCTGCTTCGTTTACTGATATATCGCTCATTTATCCTCCTAATATTTCTTTGCGTACTTCTCATAAAGATAACCAACTTCTTTAAGTATTGGTTTATTTTCTTCAAACTCTGTTGTTCTTGGTAAGTGTTTGTGTTCCCATTTAAAATCATAATTAACCTTGACTAAGTTAGTTATGTTCCAAGTTATAATCTTTGTTCTGTATTCAGTAAGATATATAAATTCTTTGTTAAGTTCTTTTGACTTGTTGTAGTTACTTACAAACTTTTTCTTCTCTATTATCCAAGGATCATAATGCTTATCTCTTGACTTAATTTCTATTATGTATTGTTTGTTTTCACAATCGTAACAAGAGAATATA